AGATCCCTAAACCAGGCAACGGACCCTCCAGGAATCGAACCTGGGACACGGTGGTTAACAGCCACCTGCTCTACCGACTGAGCTAAGGATCCGAAGAAGGGGGGCGTCCAGCCCTGGGATGGAACCAGAGCCAGACGAACCGGCCACCCGGCTGTGACACCTGGCGACCGTCGATTTAAGTGTAAGCCGTCGGCTGTATGCCTTTGGCTTCATGGTACACTATAACATTTTGATTCGTAACATTGGTAACATTCGTAACAAACTTTATGCCGCAGACATAAATCTTTGAAATTCCATTTTTACACTTGCTTCTGTAGCCTTCCGCCCCATCTTCACAGCCACCTGCGCCCATGTCATATCCTCAAACACCCTGTACCGGATAATCCGCTGCATCCTGGGCGAAACTGTATTGAGCCATGCTTCCACCTGACGCTTGATCTTCTCTGCGTTCCGGATCCGCTCCTCCAGCAGCACTTCCATACGTTCCAGCTCATCCGGATCCTTAACGGCTGCATACCCAATCCCCTCCAGATGGTAGGTCTGTAACGTGTAAGGGAACTCATGCGCAGAGCCCTTAACACTGTCCTGCTGGATCTGGCTCCGGTGCTTCCTCAGCTTCCGGATCTCATCCTTGGTGTCCTTAATCAGCTCACAGGCATCTATGTATTGCTCCAATATCTGCTTGTTCAACGGTATCACCTCCTCGCCCTCAAAATCCTCTGTCTGGCCTCATTCCACTCATCCGCCCAGGTTTCCATATCCACTCGGACAATCAGGTACCGCTTCTGGTACAGGATTCCCATGTCGCTGTACTTGTCGACCTGAGGCCTACATTTCCATCCAAATCTCTTTTGCAGCTCAATGCCACTGTACCGCCCCACAAGCTTCCCGCAATCGTACAGGTCATAATATACTGGCCCCGGCATAACATCACCTCCAGACCAACAGCACCATCATCAGGGAAGTCCAGACCATCAGATATTCCCACCGATCTATGTTGCCTTGGATCAGATTGACCGTCCCCGTTATGGCCCACAGGATAATCACTATGCTCTTAAGTACATTCACGGCCATACCCTCCCTGTCTTTTCATCTCTCAACCGGATCGTGTCCTCCACATGATAGCCCATACACTTCGCAGTGAAGAGCATCATGCGGACGGTTCTATGGTAATCTTCTGGTGGCCTGTCCGCTTCCCGGATCGCAGCCCCTGCAGCCGGATCCGGATATCCTTCATGGTTTTTGTACATTGTGCACCTCCATTATCCCCTTATTGTTTCGTATAATTTCTTTTTAGAGTTCCACTGAACAGCTACCGGAGCACCGCAGTTAATACAGTTCACATCTAATACTGGTTCTTGTATGTTCGTACGGTACCCATATTTTTTTCCGCACTCACAAGTTATGTACAGCCTATGCAGATCGTTAAGTTCTGTTTTTTCTCCGCACTCGCATTTATAGTATGTCAACGGAGACTTAGAGCAAAACGCCTTTGTTTTTCCGCAATGGCTACATTTAATCAGCAAAAAACCTGTGTATCCTTCCCTTCCGCTACAGGAATCCTCTTCTTCCGACATATCCCCTTTTTCAGGATTTATCTGCTCTTTCGGCTGCTCCTCCTGTTCTTTTACTAACTCCCCTACTTTTTCCTGACGAGCTGCAAGCATTAACTTTTCTGCAAGCCCCCAAAATGTCTTATCTGCCTGCTTTTCATCTACATCCACACTAATCCTTTTCCCTGCGGTTGACACTGTCATTTTTACTTTCATAATGGTCCCTCCTGTGCTAAATGTCAGTTTTGTGAATCAAATTTAGTCTCCTTGCATACTCTGTTTTCAAGTGATTTTCGCATCAGCGTTCCGTCTGGTCGCCTCTCAAACCGTCTCCACATGCTCCACATATACCCTCTGCGACAAAAGCAGGTCGCAGAACACCATTCGACATCACATGATTCACATGGTTCTCCTAAGCCAACGTTTTTATCATTTTTTTGCTTTATGTTAAACAGGCTCATTTGACCATCTATTTGCTTCATCACAACCTCCTAAACCTCAATTTAACTTATCCAGCGGACACCCTATGCCTGCTCTCATGGCCTCACAATTTCCATCCTCGTCCACTGTATCCCTATATTTGCAGTAATTATCACAAATATCACTGCAAACCTCTTCCAAAATTTCCGTCACGCTCTTATTCATTATTTTTCTCCCACTGATACGGCTCCGGCAGCGGCATCCAGGCGGTCACATTAGGATCATCCCAATCAGGATACCCCTCTATAAACCATTCACCGTCCGAACAAAGATTGCCAAGCTCTATTGCATCGCTGAAAGTAATACAGCTATAAAGTCCACTTACTGTCAGCAGCACAATAGTATCCTCTTCCGGCAGTCTCTCCTCCACGGGAATCCAGCGGTTCTGCTCCTTAAGGCGTTCGATTTCTTCCGGTGTCAGCCCGGTGTCCTCATACGCTGCTAACCGCTCAATCAGCTCATCTTTCTTGTTTGGGCTCCAATATCCCGTTTTAATCCCGCTATTGCGGGGATGTGTTAATCTCTCCATGGCTATCCCCTCTTCTTCCCGGCATACACCCATAATGGATATGCTGCTCTGTTCCTCTCCTTGTTTTGATATACACATGATCCCCGGTCTATATCTTTCCCGCATATGCTGCAGATATAGACCGGTTCACTCTTTGGCTGTCTCATTTTCCTGCTCCCCTCCTACTTCTGGCTTCCAGCTGGTCCATCAAGTTCTGGATCTGGTGTACAACCAGTGGACAGTTCCTGTACTTTTTCCGCAGCCCTTTCTCTTGTTCCACGATCTGCTCCCATTCCTCTGACTGGGGAATCGGTACCCGATGGTAATACCTCAGCCAAAAACTGTTATACACATCGTTGTAGATCCCTTTCACTTCCTGATCGGTCAGAATCTCCACATCATCGTAGGTCATAGGCTTTCGATCCTCACATAGATCCCCGGTATCTCCGCCCAGAACTTTTCTGCAAGCTCCGACGCTACCAGGGCATCATCCTTCCAGTATCCGCAGGCTGTCATGCAGTCCTTTAAAAGCTTCTGCAGGTTGTCCGTATCCGGCTTCGTGGTGCGGTATGTACCATCTGCCTGCTTCCCTCTTGGAAAGCACCATCTTACCACCAGACGGATCCCTTCCTGGTACGGCTGCGCCGGCCGGTGCTTTGCCAGATGCCCCATCAGCTTCTGCCGTGCTGCTTTTAATTCCGGCGGCTCATAAAATACCGGCCTTCCCTTTACCACATGCACCTGCTTTTCCTGATGCGTGACGGTTGGGGGGATCATTGCCATAAAAAATTCTATCGTGTTGGTTTCCCATTGTTCACAGGTATCATCCATGAACCGGAAGTATGCCCTGTGTTCGCTTTCCCCATTGCAGCACACCCCTTCAAACTGGGAATACCACTTGCAGGTGCAGCAGTATTTTTTTATTTCCATCCACTTTACTCCTTTAAAGTTTGAAATTGCATTGTTTGAAAAAAACAGATTTGTCAAAGAACAGGGGAAGGAGTCGTCGTGCGAAAGCTGACGCACGACTACTTTCCCCCTTTGACCGTCAGGGAAAAATACTTATTTACCCCCCTTTAGGGGGGTAGTTTTTTTCTTCCCTAGGGAAAAGAACGTAAAACCTGTTTTTTTCCCTCATTTTTTCCCTAGGGAAAAGAACGTATTTTGTATGTTTTTTTCCTTAGTGAAAATAACGTCAATTATGTTTTTTTCTTCCCTAGGGAAAAGGGAATTTTTACGTTTTTTTCCTTACTTCACTATCGTCTATCACGAATCCTCCGTGCTCTTTTAATCGGTTCCGGATCGTTTTTTCTGTCACTCCCAGGTACTCAGCCAGGTCAGAAACGGTCACTTTTCCATCTGTTGTGCAGGCATCATAGGCCGTTACAATGGATTCTTTCCGCTCTTTTGCCTTCTGTTCCTTGGGCTTTCGTTTGTCCATAGCCCGCTTCCACGGCGGCATCTCTGCCTCTGGCTGGATGTCTCCCAACACCCCTACCGTGTCCATCTGATGGACCGGATAGCTGAACCAGGCATTGACTGCCGGGAACTTTGGAAACTCCCTCAGTGTCCCCTCGATCCGCCACGCCGTCAGCCCCCTGGCCCGCTTCTTTGCCTCTTCCACGATGCGCTGCAAGTTCAGCCACTGCCACTTGTCCAGCCGGTTCTCGCAGTAATTCATCATCTGGTAGGCGCTGCACAGGTCATCCTCTGAAAGGTCATCCTCCCACTTAAAATGGGCGTCCAGATACTGTTTACAGGCCCCGCAGACTGCCTTGTTTTCCTCCGCCTTTAAGACATCCTCTGACAGCTCCAGCTCGATCATGTCGAGCATGGCATCCGGGTCGCGGGCGAACACTCCGGAACCGGACGCACGATCCATGGACTTCTTCCCGCCCTGACTGCCCTTGCTGTGGTGGTGGCAGTAAATGGTGGCAACCTTAAGTTCCGTACACACCTTGTCAAACTGATTGCAGAAGTTCGCCATCTGGTCCGCACTGTTCTCGTCCCCGGTGATGACCTTATAGATCGGGTCAATGATAACTGCAATGTAATTCTTCTTTGCCGCCCTCCGGATCAGCATCGGGGCCAGCTTGTCCATGGGCCTTGACTTTCCCCTCAGGTTCCATATGTCAATGTTTTCCAGATGCTCCGGCGGCAACCCCATGGCCTGGTATACGTCCTTGAAACGGTGCAGGCAGCTGGCACGATCCAGCTCCAGGTTTACATACAGTACGCGCCCCTGTGCACACTGCCAGGAGAGCCATTTGCGGCCTTCTGCAATGGCAATGCACAGTTCGATCAGCAGGAAGGATTTACCGGCTTTGGAAGGGCCTGCGATCAGCATCTTGTGTCCCTGGCGGAGCACCCCTTCAATCAGGCACGGGGCCAGTTCCGGCATCTGCTCCCACACATCCCCAAGGCCTTCCGGGTCCGGCAGGTCGTCATTGACACTTTCGATCCATTCCTTCCACTCTTCCCAGCTCCCTTTTCCGATGTTGGTATCTACCAAAAACTGTTTCTGGCTCCCGCGCATGACACCAGGCATCCGGGACAGACGGGACGGGTTACGGTTCTGCTGGTCGATCTCCAGGCCGTTCCTGCGGCAGATGTCATACAGGTAATCCACCCGCCTGCGGTACTCCCCGTAATCCGCCGCATCGATCCGTACAATGGCATGGAGGCTCTTCCTGCCGGAATGGACCAGACAGGCCACCGGAAGTTCCAGCTCTCGGATCAGGGCGTGCTGCTTGCCGATCTCCATGCTGTCCGATTCTACTAAGGCATAACGGTATTCAGTCACGTTTTCATTCCGGACGCCTTTCCCGTCCAGGGGGTTGAAACGGATCCATGCGCCCGCCTCGCTGTTATAATCCCCCAGGACTTTCCCTATGTCCCCGCCGCAGGCAGATAATGCCTCGATCAGCTCCCCTGCCGTGCGGTCATATGCGCCTTTATCGGCCGGCAGCCATTTTTCATCCTTCTGCCAGCTCTTTACCACATACCCTACGTTTTCCCCTGCCTCAAACAGGGCCTCCAGGTAACGGATCAGCTCGTCCGCCGGGTTCCATCTTGACGGCTCCTGCACGTCCTTGTCTTCCACCCAGTTGCTGTCCACCACCACGCCTTCGGCTGATATGGCATCATCCCATCCAAGGGCCACACCCGGGTCACAGGGAGGCGTCCATCCCTGTTCCCTTGCATACTGCACAAGGGTCCCTCCGGTCACCGGGGGTTCTTCCGCAATTATCCGTAAATGGAATTGAAACAAAAGTGCTAAAATGATAAAATTGTCTTAGGAATTTTGTCATTATGGAAGGAATTGAAACAGATGAAAGATACTCTTGAATTACAAAAATTTTACCCGGAAGAAATAGGCATCACAGAAGTAACTCAAAACGAAAAAGAAATTTATATCCATGTTTCTGTGCAATCAAAAAATTGTACATGTCCCAAGTGTGGAGTGGCTTCAGAACATAAACATGGTACTTATAAAAGAAAACTTCAAGATCTTCCGATCTTAGGTAGAACCACGTATTTAATCGTAAATGCTTACGAGTATCAGTGCGACAATTCTTCCTGTGATGTTACAACCTTTGTTGAGAATGTAGATGGTTTTTTGAATTATTACAGCCGTATGACAGAGCGTTGTGAAGATTTTATATGTACTTTGGCATTGGAAACAAGCTGTGAAGGTAGTGCCCGTATCTGCCGTTCTATGAATCTGAAAACCAGTGGTGACAGCATTATCCGATTGTTAACGAAACGATATGTAGCACAACCGGAAGTTCCATGTGGAAGCATTATTGGAGTGGATGATTTTGCATTTAAGAAACGGCATACTTATGGGACAATTATTGTAGATGAGGCAACACATAAACCAGTGGCAATTTTAGATGGACGTGATGGTAAAACACTAAAAGAATGGTTAAGTAAAAATAAACATGTAAAAGCGGTGACACGAGACCGGGCAAGTGCTTATTCAGCAGCCATAAAGGAAATATTGCCCGATGCTATGCAGATTGCTGACAGATTTCATCTTCATCAAAATTTATTAGAAGCCATAAGAAATACTATAAGTTCTGTATTGCCCGTTGATATCAGAATTCCATCTGATTCTAACAGCATTGCAGAACCATCAGTTGAAAACGATAGTAAAAAAAATGCCATACAATGTGGATAACCTTAACGAATATAATCAAAAAAGGGTACAACTGTACACTGCGATAAAGGAATATAATTCTGCTGGATACAGTAAACGCCAAATTTCTAAAGTATTACATTGCAGCAGAAATACCGTAACAAAATATCTCAATGGAGAATATGAAGCACTTTGTAAAAAAGATTTTCGTAGCAGAATGGATCAGTTTTATGATTATATTGTCAAAGTTTTAACTTCTGGCATCAGTCGAAAAGATGTATATTGCAATGTTATTGAAAAAGGATATAAAGGCGGTCAATCTGCAGCATATGACTATATGAATAAAATCATAGAACGATTCCAAATTGATGTTGCAATTTACAAAAGTTCTTCACCTGAAGCAATCCAAAACAAAAAGGCATTACAAAAATATGACCACCTTTCACGAAACAGCATATTCCGTTATCTTTGGATGGGGGTGGAACTTAGCGAAAACCATAAGGCATATATTTTACAGAAATATCCCAAACTCAGAGAATTGATGCATTGTGTTCGAGAATTCCGTGAAATATACGAAAAGAAAAGTATGCCTCTATTGTATTTGTTTATCGAACGGTACAAAAACTCTGATTTAAAAGAGATATCCCGATTTGCAAATGGATTAGAAAAGGATATAGAAGCTGTGGAAAATTCTGTTGCCAGTGAACTTTCAAATGGTTTTGTTGAGGGAACAAATAGTAAATTAAAAATGGTAAAACGTACTATGTATGGGAGATGCAGCAAAGCACTTTTAGCAGCAAAACTAATGTATGCGAAGGGTGAATGATACGGATAATTGCGGAAGAACCAAAATCGCCCGGAATACTCACAAAACTGCTTGTTGTTTCAATTTTTTAGAATATTTCTTATTCCCATTCAATGTGAATGCATTTGTTCCCATAGATCCATAATTTCAAATCCATTGTTGGATAGATGCTATACTGACACCAAACATAGACGCAATTTGATATTGTTTTTCTTTTTTTGTCCCAATATAGATTTACAACATATATCTTATCCTCAACGGATATTTTTTTAGACATAAAATATGCTCCCTCCTAAGTGACAAGTTTTTATTATTTTACTTGTCTACCTAGAAGAGAGCATATCATATTAACCGACAGCCCCTTTTTGTAAAAGGCAGATAGACTGCGGCTTTATGATTCAGCTGGGATTATCAGTGAGAGTGTGTAATGATTATGGAAGTATTAGCCAAAGTATCTCTTTAACAGACCTTCAAATGCTCTGCCGTGTCTAGCCTCATCCTTAGCCATCTCATGAACAGTGTCATGGATTGCATCCAGGTTAGCAGCCTTAGCTCTCTTAGCCAGATCGAACTTGCCGGCAGTAGCGCCGTTCTCAGCAGCAACTCTCATCTCCAGGTTCTTCTTGGTGGAGCTTGTAACAACCTCGCCTAAGAGTTCAGCAAACTTAGCAGCATGCTCAGCCTCTTCCAGAGCAGCCTTCTCCCAGTACAGGCCGATCTCAGGATAGCCCTC